TTGTTGCAATCACTAAGGACTAAAAATGAAGTTAGAAAATCTCCACGCATTTATGCACATTAACGCACTGGTAAACGGAACTGCAGAAGTTTTGTTTATGGGTCAACCTGCTTTGACAATTTCAAAAAGCCCTGAAGGTTTTTGCTGGACAATCAATCACGTGTTTGCAAAACTGTCTTACGGTGCAAACGTTTTATCTGATGTCCCATATTGCGCAGAGCAATATGAAACTATTGAACATGCTGCTGCAGAAGGTATGGCTAAATTGGAAGAAATGGGTGCATTCAAAACTATCACTGAGTTACCAGATGATACATATTCAAATGCTAAGAAATTCGTAGAAGACGACATTGCAACTCATGCACTTAGCAAAGGTGGAATGAATGAATCCATCAAGTATGTTACCTCTATTAAACTGCGTACATACAAGCCAGAATTCACTTTCGAATCACTGAGTGAAAAGGTGATTGCAGAATCTGAACTTACTGATGCCGAAAAGATTGCACGTGCAGAATATGCGCTGATGGGTCAACACATTTTCTATGGCGAACTGGTTAAAGAAGCTGTTATCGTTGATACACCCGCAGAAACCGTGTCAGAAGAGGCTACAGACGCTCAAATTGAAGAGCCAGTAGCCAAGTCACTGTTTGAATCATTCAAGGCTAGAAAGCTCGAAAAACAAATTGATGAATCGCATCGTTTAGTTTCTACGCATGATTCTGGAAACCGTACTGCAAAAGTATACAAATGCTCAGATACTGGTGAGCATGTTACTAAGTTTTTCTTAGATGATAAGCATCAAAAAGATGCTGACTACTTTACCGATGACAAACATGATGCTCAAGGTACTGCAAAACATTGGATCAACCAACAGAAGGTGTCAGAAGAAATCAACGATGATGACTATTATGTAGTCGATCCTGCAACAAAAACTATCGTGAGTCGCATTGGTAAGCCAGTGAAACGCATTGATTCATTTATCGATCCAACAACACATCCCGAATTCAAGGGCTATGTCAAAAATGATACCCATAAAGTGATGCGGGGTATGAAAGCAAGGTTTGCTGGATTCTTGGAAGAGGCAACAAGGTCTGAATTTGATGCTAATAATTCTCTTGCGGATAAGCGTTTAGATAAAGACAAATCAGTGCGTATTATCGGCCCATCTGGTGGAACTGTGTCCAAACACACATCTTTGTCCGACGCAAAGCGCTCTTTCGTGTTGAAAAAATTCAGCACAAAGACACACAGTATCAAAGAAGACACTGATACAGGTGAAGTTGATATCACTTCTCTATTTGAAGATAGTGAAGAAGAATACAACAAATGGGTTTCTGATGTTAACAAAAAACATGGCGATAAAAAGCTATCTTTCCGTCATCGCATCGAAAAAGGTTGTCACACAACTTCTGCCGAAATTGACGGTCAGGATCGTTCATATGCAGTGTATGACCATGATAAAGATACAGGTCATATCTTTGAAGAATCCGAAGAAATTGTTGGAGAAGAATTTATCGAAGAGCGTGAACTGACAGATGCTGAAAAAGCTAAAAAAGAGGAAGTGGTTGCAGCACTCAAAGGTCGCAAAGGTTTTGTGTCCAAATATGGTAAAGATGCCATCTATGCTGTAGCAACTCAAATGGCTAAAACTGCGGGTGCTTAATATGAATCAATATCAAAAATACAAATCACTTATTGAAGGTGTTGATTATGACTCTGGCAATGGGTATACATCCAGAGTCGTAAAGACAAAGAATGGCAAGTATGTCGCCAAGTTTTTTAAGAATGGTGAGCATATGCATGATGCAGATTACGAAGGTGCTGATATGAAAGATGCTCATGAGTTTGCTGCTGATGAAATTGCCCATCGTGAGAAGAAGTTATTTGAGCGTATAAATATGCCACAGGGTCATGAAATTGTCCCTGACAAGATCACCGATGGTGCTTTGGAAAAACGTGGTCGTGTCAAAAAGATGATGGGTAATCGTATGCCTATTGAAATTATCGCAAGAATTTTGGCTAAAGGAATTAAGTAATGTCTCTATTGAAAACTAAGCCCATCTGGGCACCCTCTGCTGTAGCTACAAGCCTTGGTTGGCAAGACCCTGTTACCAAGGAAGTGTTTGTGTCTATTCGTGGTCTGGATGCTCGTTTGGCGGCAGAACATGCAAAGTCGGCACCCGCACCAGTTGTGGAAGTTGCAGAGCCTGTGAACCCAGATTTGGTGTATCCCGGCGGTGGTTATCTGCCACCCGTTGTATCGCAAGAATCTATTGTTGAAGAAAAGGTGAATGAAGTGATTATTGAAAAACAAGAAACCCCTGAAGTTGTCCAAGTTAAAGTACCTGCAAAGCGTGGCCCTAAGCCTAAAGTTAAGGTAAATGAAGTGGTTGAACAACCTGCAGGTTTGCAAGTGATCGGTGAAGTTGTTGAAGAACAATTCTTAGGTCAAGTTATTGGTGAATAACCGTGGATCAAAAAATATCACAGTTAGCTAGTGCATCAATACTAGCTGCTACTGACCTGATCCCTATTGTTGCGAATGGTACAAATCAGAAAATTACTGCTGGTGTTTTCTGTTTGAATCAACCAAATATTGGCAACTCTGGGATTACCAAAAATGTGCCTTTGGTGCCTAATGGCGCAGCACTGCAACTGACTGGAACTCTGATATCAATTACTATTCCAGCAGCTTATACATTAGGTGCAGGTTTGCAAGGTCAAGAAGTTTTGATTGTTAATACATCGCCTGCCTCCGCATCTGTTGCTTTTAACGTAAGTACAGCCACGTTATCTTCTAAAGGGTCAATTGGATTGGTTTATATCGGATCAGAGTGGTTTATTAAGTCTTTATATAACTGTGTGATTGCATGATTATAGATAGTGAAGAAACGTATTTCAGATTAGCTTTAAATAGCTATGCAAACCCCTTTACAGTTTCTGTAGAAGAGTTTTCTTCTGATTTGCGAAGAGTAACTTATCTAAAAAATTTACTTAGGCGATATACATTAAATAAATCCGATTTGAATGATAGATTGATTTTAAATCACATCGTTATTCTAGGTAACTGTTTTACACCAAAAACAGCTATTAACCTTATCCGATATAAATGTGGATCAGATGCTGACACGTTTTTGTTTTATATGGGCCTAGTTGAAAACGTAGAGAATTTGGATTTTATATTGCTGGATTATTTAGAAAAGACACATGGCACAAGACAAACCACTGGTTGAAGACGCAGTACCTGTTACTACAACTGCTAATGCAGGCGCGGGGCTGGTATTACCCGAAAAACCTATTTCAAATAATATTCTATCTAGATTTCGTGAAATGAAGAATTCTCGTTCTCGAAAAAAAGAAAACAATAAATAAACGATACACACTCATTTTACGGAGCTAATAAAATATGGCAACAACATTGCAATCGCCTGGCGTTCAGGTCGTTGAAAAAGACGCATCAATTACCGTTGTCGGCGCATCTACCTCGCTTGGTGGTGCAGTCGGCGTATTTCAATGGGGGCCTGTTTTGGTTCCTATGCTTGTAGATACCGAAGAAACTCTGGTTTCTATTTTCGGCAAGCCTACAGATAGCACTTTCACTTCATTTTTCAATGCTGCGAACTTCTTGGCTTATAGCCGTGGAATGTATGTGATTCGTGCTGCTACTGGTAACACAAACTCGGTATCTTCTGGTACTGCAGTTCTGATCAATAACTCTGATGCATATGATGCAGCTTACAGTGCTGGTCAAGGTAACGTTGGGCCTTTTGCGGCGCGTTACCCCGGCACAATGGGCAACTCCCTGTTGGTTTCTATTGCTGACTCCGGTACATTCTCGACATGGGCTTACAAAGACCTGTTCAATAGTGCGCCAAGCACTTCTGACTATGCCGCATCCAAGGGTGGTTCTAACGATGAATTGCATATTGTGGTTGTGGATGCTGCTGGTAAGTTCTCAGGCACACCAGGAACCGTTTTGGAGCGTTTTGCATATGTGTCCAAGGGTAGTGACGCTATCTCCTACCAAGGCTTGAATAACTACTACGCAAGCGTTCTGCGTAATCAGTCTAACTTCATCTACTGGATGGATCATCCAGCCGGTGTTACTGATTGGGGCACATCCGTTATTGGTAATGCATTTGAGACTCTGGTTGATACTGTTGCTGCTGGCTACGACTTCTCGTATCAGTTTGTTGGTGGTACCGATGACAATGCACCAACAGACGGTGAATTACAAGCTGCTTGGGATATCTTCAAGGATACCGAACTGTATGACATTTCCCTGTTCCCTGTTGGTACCGTTCCACACACTGTTGCAAAATATGTGATCGATAATATCGGTGAAGTTCGCCGTGATTGCGTTGTGTTTGCTTCTGCTACTTTGGCTAACGGATCGCCTATTTTTGGTACCAGTGCAACTAAGTTGACTGATGCTACTGCATTCAAAACTGCAATGGGTGAATCTTCTTACGCATTCTTCGATAGCGGTTTCAAATACCAGTACGACAAGTACAACGACAAATACCGTTGGGTTGCTTTGAATGGCGATATGGCTGGTCTTGCTGCTCGTGTGGATCAAACCCACGACACATGGTATAGCCCTGCTGGTTACACCAAAGGTCAAGTTAAGGGTGTTACTAAGTTGGCTTGGAATCCAAACCAATCTCAACGTGATGCGCTGTACAAGCAATCTATCAACTCTGTTGTGACTTTTGCTAATCAAGGTACTGTGTTGTTCGGTGACAAGACTGGTACAACAAAGCCAAGCGCATTTGATCGTATCAATGTTCGTCGGTTGTTCCTGAATCTGGAAAAATCGATTGCTCGTATGTCGAAGTACCAATTGTTTGACTTTAATGATGAAGTTACTCGCCAACAATTCATTGCTGCTGTTGAGCCATACCTGCGCGGTGTTCAGGGTCGCCGTGGTATCACTTCATTCCGAGTTATTTGTGACGCCACAAATAACACTCCTGCGGTTGTCTCTGCTAACGAATTTGCCGGAACAATTATTGTAGTTCCAAACTACAGCATCAATGCAATCGTTCTGACATTTACTGCAGCAAATGGTTCTGTTTCGTTCGACGTAGCAGCACAAGTTTAATAGAAAGAAGAAAATAAAATGGCAACTCGTATTGACCAATTTCGCGCTATGCTTTCTGGTGGTGGCGCTCGCCCCACTCAGTTTAAAGTTATTTTGACATTCCCTGAGTGGGTAGCAGGTGCGGATGCTGCAGTAAAAGGTGAGTTTTTAGTTAAAGCTACATCTTTGCCAGCATCCACCATCCAGCCTATCGATGTACCTTTCCGTGGTCGCCCTGTAAAGGTGGCTGGTGAGCGTGTATTCCAAAACTGGAACGTGACTGTTTTGAACGATAACGACTTCCTTATTCGCAACGCATTTGAACGTTGGTCTAAGGGTGTTTTGGATCATCGTACTGTTGGTGGTCGTTTGCAACCAGAATCATATGAACGTGATTTGATTGTGCAGCAACTTGATCGTAATGATAATCCTATCAAGACTTACAAGATGTTCCATTGCTGGCCCCAAACAATCTCTGAAATCCAGCTTGACTTCGGTGCTACTACAGCAATCGAAGAATTCCAAGTTGAATTCTCAGTTGACTATTGGGACACTGTTTAATCGTCAATAAATAACTGATTACAACATCGTTATTTGGAATTGAATGGCACAAACTGCAACAACTGATAATACTGGTATGACCATCTTTGGCTTTCAAATCAAGAGAGCCAGAGATAACCTGCAACCAAAATCTTTTCTACCAACTGATAATCAGGATGGTGGATTGGTTGTTGACGCCAGTGTTGCGGGTACCGCAGCATACAATTCATTTTCTATTGATATCGATCCTTCATCCGCAGGTGGTGAAGGTGAGTTAGTTCAACGATACAGAGATATTTCCCTTATCTCTGATATCGATATGGCTGTTGATGAAATTGTAAACGAAGTGATTGTTTACGACGAACAAAAGCAGTCTGTCACTCTTGACTTCAGTGAGGATGTGGCAAAGGGTATTACGCAAAAGACAAAAGACATTATTATTGAAGAGTTTAACGAAGTTTTGCGCATGCTTAACTTCCAAGAAAATGCTCCAGAAATAGTACGTTCTGCTTATGTTGATGGTCGTTTGGCCTATCATAAAGTATTGAACAAAGACAATCCATCTACAGGTATTATCGAACTGCGACCATTTGATGTTGCGCGTTTAAAGCGTGTCGTTGAAATCCAAAAACAAAAAGACCCAAAGACACAAGTTGATATCATTACTGGTCAAAACGAATACTATGTTTACGCAAACAAAGGTAGTTCAATTGGTGTTGCCGGTACTGGTCTTAAAATTTCTGTCGATGCTGTAGCATATTGTACATTCGGGCCTGTCGATAAAAACTCAGGTAACGTGTTGTCGTATTTGCACAAAGCTATTCGCCCATTGAATCAACTTCGCATGATGGAAGATGCTGAAGTTATCCATCGTTTGGTTCGCGCACCACAAAGACGTATTTTCTACGTTGATGTTAATGGTATGACAAAAACCAAGGGTGAACAACATATTCGTGATGTTATGTCACGATACAAGAATAAACAAGTCTATGATGCATCTACTGGTGTTATCAAAGACGATAAGAAACATACTTCTATTTTGGAGGATATCTGGTTGCCAAGAACTTCTGGTGGTAAGGCCACAGAAATCACAACCTTGGATGGTGCTGGTGATCTGGGTAGTATCGAGAACGTTAAATATTTCCAGAATCGATTGTATCAGTCTTTGAATATCCCTATTTCTCGTTTGAGTGGTGCGGGACAAAGCGCTTTCAATATGGGTAGAGAGAATGAAATCTCTCGGGATGAAATCAAATTCTCGAAATTCATTGACAAGCTGCGCAGAAAGTTAAATAAACTATTCTTAGATGTTTTGGAAACGAATATCATCTTGAAGGGTATTGCTACATCGGAAGATTGGGAAGCTATTAAGCCTCACCTTAACTTCAATTATGTGGTTGATAACTTCTATGCTGAGATTAAAGAATCTGAAATGATGAAAGAGCGCTTAATGAGCGTTCAATTGGCAGACCCATTTGTCGGTAAATATATTAGTAAGCGTAAAGTGCAGCGTAACATTATGCGTATGACTGATAAAGAAATCGAAGAAATGGAAGAAGAAAATCAAGAGGATATGTTGGTTCAACAGAAACTTGAAATGGATGTATTAAATAAATACGGTGTTGATCCAAATAATCCAACTGGAGCAGAAGAAAAATGAAACTGATAGAACAAATTGAATCACTTGATGAAAGCGCTAAACAAGTATTGATGCAGGAACTGAGCAAACGTGCTTTGCGCAGCATTACTGAAGAAGTATTGGTAGAAGGTGAAGGCCAACGTTATTACATTCGGGATACGAATAACAATATTGCTGGAAATAAAAAAGGTTATCGCACTTTTAAAGGTGCTAATCGTGAAGTTGAACATGGA